ATTACCATCTTGCTTTTTCTTCTCTTATATCGTAGTGAACAAAAGTCTTATATAAACCTAATCCTCCCTCTGACATAATTCCCTCTTCAATAAAAGTTCGTATTGTATTATACAAATCTCTAGGGTCAACACCCTCAACTTGAATATCTGCCGCGTTCCCCAATAAATGTTGGCTATTTTTAACCCCTCCAATAGCCTTATTTTTTGTTACGCATCTATAAGCATTAGTCAAGTGTATAGGAGTGTTTAAAGCGTCTCTAAGTACTTGTAATTGGTCGGCCAAAGAAAGGATATTTAAGTAAACATCGTCCGGCATTTCACAACCGCAATTGCATTCGAATTCCTTTACATTAAAGTTTTCTGTTATTTGCATTTTTCTTTTATGATTTTTAGTTCACTTTCTAAATAGGAAACTTCGTCGTGCTTGTCCATTAACAAGAACCTTAATTCATCAACCTCAGCGCGTAATTCTTTTATTTCGTGTTTAAAACCTATTAACAAAGTTCTGTATTCATTAACTATTGACCCAAACTCTGAAACGTCTTGCTTTCTATTCCCTAACTGATAGCTTAACCAAGCGCCTAAACCGCCACTACCGGCAATTATTCCTAGGGTTTTCATTAATTCTGCCTTCATTTACTTTTTCTTCTTTATTTGTTTTAAATTTTCTTGTGTAATTTTGTGTAAATAAAGCCTCAACTTTACTACATTTTTTGGTTTAGCCTTGTAAAACCCTCTTATAATACCCATCCGGTGTAATTTGAATCTTTGTTCGGTGTAATATCACCATTTGAATTTGTGTTATATTCCGGATAGTTGGTTGAATTATCACATAAGAAAGAAACAAGTCTTCTTGTGTAAAATTGCGCCGTGCTTCTTGAACGTTCTGTCAACAAATTAACCTCAGCAATATTAACACTTTCTGAATTTTCTGAAGAGTGTTTATAGATACCTCCATTTGAGACCGTATATGCCAAATAAGGCATAAACTCAACACTTGCCCACCTAATATGCATAGGCTTAATATAGCTTTCTAAAAGCGTCTTATAGGCCGCGTTTCCAATGTCGTCTATTGTGCTAGTTAAAATTAAAGATTGTATTTTTTCGTACAAGTCCGTACCAAGATATTCTTGGACGTGTATGTCTTGCGCGATTTCAACAAATTGGTTGAACTTGTCGTTGTCAACGTTACCGTCTAAAATTGAGTAACGTTTTATGTCTTCTGATGTTATAAATATTGCTTTCATACTTTTTTATTTTCCGTAGTTTGGATGGTGTCCGTTATTTGGCATATCTTTTGGCGCTTTCTTTGCATCTGAATATTGCTTACCTTTTGGTGTATAGGTTGAAGGTATTTTATCAACGTCTTCACCTCTAGAAATATACTTTTCTGTTTTTGATTTTACTCTGTAAAGTTGTTCTTGAAAGAAATGTCCACAATTCACACCGCCTTTAAACCTAAACAAAGAATAGTTTTGACCCTTGTGTCCGAATTCCTTATTCACCCCTTGAAACGACGCCTTGTCAACGTCTTCTTTTCTGTAAACAACACCTTTGCCGGTTCGACTCATCATAGTTCTGCAGAACCTTCTGCTTTTATCTGACTTGTATCTTTCTTGATACGTGTATCTGATTTTATAAAACGACTTATCTAGACTAGATTCACCGTTTGGCGCTGACTTTATAAAGCTTGCGAATTTAGAAAGTTTAGTTTCTTTTATTAATCTTTTAGCCCACTCTTCAATTGACTCATTATCATCTTTAACCTCTCTAATGTCTACAAGTTCTAAATCGTCGTCGTCCATTGTCTCACCTCTTAAAGAGTCAAGCATTTCGTCGTCGTCAAAATCTTGTTGTTCTTTAGCCATTTTGATTCCCGTTTCCTCTTCTTTAGTTTCTGCATCTAGTCCGTCAGTATCAACGAATTCTAAAGGCTGAATTGTTTTAAAGTATAGTTTTAAAGAAATGTCGTTAACCGCTAAGATTTCATTGAATGCATCAATAAACTCAACTTGAAGCGGTTTAATTACGATATTGTCAAAGAACAAAGAACTGTTTTTTATTTCGTCAGCATTAGAACCTAAACCGCCTCCGGCCTCACGTACTCCAATTAAAAGAGGGCTTGTGATACTGTGTCCCGTTATTAATTTATTACGGCATTCGTCAGATAAATATTGGTAATGTTCCGGCGCATTATCTAAAGGTAAATCTGTCACCGTAGTCGCGCTTTCTGCATCATTATTAAAGGCCACAATTACTTTTTCACCCCTTGCGCCCGTAAGTTTATTATTTATGTCTCTTTTTATTTCGCGTTGCTTCTGAACGTCCGGTATTCCATTGTTGAAATTCACAACCTTAGTTCCACTAAAACCGTTGATTGTATCGTTGATTAAATAATCTGCAATTTCCTCTTCTAAAAACGCATAAGGCAAAGCCCCAACGTAGTCACAAGGAGGGTAATATTTGAAACCCGACGAATAAGATTGTATTATATAGATTTCTGTCTTTTTTCCTTTTGTACTTCCAAAAATAGGAAATGCAGTTAATTTGTCTTGACGTTTTCTTTCAACCCAATTTGGGTGATAGTACCACGTATCGACAACACCTTCATCATTGCAAATTCCCGCCCTTAAAGTTTCCATTGGGAAATGCGAAATTGAATCAACCTTACTGCCTTTGTATGTGATTTGTAAAGCCCCCATACCTAATTTTTTTCTGTCAGAAATTACCCTCTTCAAGTCTTTAGGTTGCAACAAACTTTTCATCATTGCGTATTGTTGCGGTTTTCTAGCAGAATCTAAAGCGTCAAGCCCTTTTCCGTAAACCATATTTGAAACACCACGTATAATTGAATTGTTAGTTGTTGAACCAACAAAGCGGTCGATTAAGTATTGAAAGTAGTTGTTATCGCTTCCATATTCAACAATATTGTCGTGATTATTTTCTACAATTACAGGTGCCGTGTATTTGCTTAAACTTATAACAGATATACTGTTACCTTTTTCTTCCTTATTCATAAATTTTGTATTTGTTTTCAGTTTGATGTTCTTCAATCTTGCCTTCTGAATAGCTTATAGGTGTGTTTGCGGCCGTGTCTTGGTCGGTGCAATATATCAACCCTCTAAAAGTGATTGAGGCCGTTAAAACGTCTCCCTCGATTTCTGTGTCGTATAAAGTCAAGTCGTAAGTATGGGCTTCAAGCAAATTCCAAACAATGTCTATTTGTGTATAGTTTGAAAACTCAGTGATGTTTCCGGCGAAATCGATGTATGTTATTTCATTTGTTTGATTGTCACGCAAAGAAAGTATTGTACCGCTAAGAACGCGCCTTATAACTTGGATGCTTTGTGTTAATCCGGTTGTTTTTAGTATTATCATAGCATTTGTTTATTATTATATTGAAAATCGTATTTTTGTAAACAAAAAAAAGAGTCCCAAAATTAATTAGAACCCTTTGGTTAATATTAGATTAAGATAGAAAGTTTTCTATTTATACGCCCTCAACAACATTTGTGTTTGATGCATCGTCAATGATTGTTGGGTCAATAAATAATGCAGGTTCTTTTTCTGAACAAGCGATTGTTAAATTGTAACCGTTAAAGTCACCCATTGCCCCACCACTTGCAGTTCCAACAGATACGTCACAACCGTTTTGCGCGCCGAAAAGCTTGAATGTTCCGTTAAAGTCTTCAGTGATGACTAAAGGCCTTCCGTAACTCATTAATTTCAATTCTTTTCTAGTCGCCAAATCTTGTGCTTTCAACGTAATTGTTCCGGATGCAGCCCAAAAAGAACTACCGGAGTCGGCGTTGTTTTCGTTTGCCTCGTCCATTGATTGTGCGCCTCTTAATTCGTATTTTAGCAAAGACAAAATAGAACCAAAAGCGGTTATTTGTTCGTCAGCGTCCAAAGTCATAGCGCCATAAATAGCACTGTCAAAGTTCACGAAGAAAATGTTCTTCAATCCCCCCACTGTTTTACAAGGATTTAATCTTCCTTTTGATAAATTTTCGCAAGCCATATTTTTATATTTTTATTATTATTATTAAACGCCTTCAATGATTGTCATACAACCGCTTGGGTCAAGTATGTGCGGTGGTCTTGTTTCAATAGACGTTATTGTTAATTCCGAATTTTGCCCGTCGCCCATAGTCGCGCCGCTATTATGTGAAACCGAAACGTCGCAACCGTTCTCCCAACCGTATAGTTTAAAAGCCCCTAAATAGTCCTCAGTTATAATTTGCGGCCTACCTTTTACGGCAGCCTCTAATTCATTGCTTAAAGATATGTCAAATCCGTTTAACTTAAAAGTTCCGGTTGACGTATAAAAACTAGTATTA